ATCTTCAGAGTTTTCAAACAATCCATAAGCAGTACCACCGTTAGCACCGTTAGAAATACCAGCTAGCATATCATCAAATCCTAGTGATGTCTCACGGTTTAAGAAAAGCATGTTTTCTTCAATTGCACCTTGTGTATCTAGGTTACGTAAAATATTGTCAAATTCACCTAGTGCACTTGCAGCAGCGTTGAATCCAGCTTCTACGTTACCACGACCTTGAATAGCAGCAAACAAACCTTCTGTACCTTTGTAACCAGCAGCAGCTGCAGAACCAGCACCTAAAGCGGTGTCAGCTTTTTCACCTTCAACTACGCTCATTTCAAGATAATCTTCGAAACGTAGGCGAGTTTCAGACTCAGCTTTTAGATACCACAGGTAACCTCCAGTTCCGTCTTCAGTAGCAACTTCTACCCAACCAATCTGAGCTGTGTCAGAACCAGAAACAACATATTTGTTACGGATAATAACTGGTGAGTTAGAAAATTGTGTGAAAGCAGGATCTACACTTACATATCCATCAGCAGCAGTAGCTGAAGTGTTGTTAGGTGTGGTAGAACCTTTAGCATACTCAGAACCAAATACGAATATTTTAATTCCAGTAGTAGCAAGCGCAGCTGTAGTAGTAGCATCATAAGGAGCTACAGTAAGTGCGCCAGTAGTAAGGTTAGAAGCAGTTACAACACCTTTTAGTTCGTTGCCAGCACCATCAAGCATTACAATTGTAGACTGTGGAGAAATAACGTTTTTAACGTCTGCACCTACAGGAATAGTAATTGTATTTGTTTGATCGTTAGTACAACCATCATAAGAGATGTGTAAACGGTTTTGCTCAGACCAGATAACTTGGTCAGAAGTCATAGGCATTTCAGCTCCTACCATACGTAAGAATCCAGAAAGCGTACGATTTCCGTAGCGCTCTACTTCTGCTTCATAAATTTCAGGTAGATACTGTTGTGCAAATGTATCAGAATCACCAGCACCCGCACCTCCGTTAAAAGACAGGAAGTTTGTGTCTAGCAATTGTTGTTGTTGACTTGGGACTATACTCCCAAATAAAGGACTTAAAGCCATAATTATTTATTTTTATTTTTTTATTGTTACTTTTTTGATTTTCAATTTTGAAGAATCAACACCGCTCATTGCTTTAACTTTAATCCCATTAACAAATACTTCACCAGCAGCTGTTTGACGAGGCTCACTCGAAATGTTTTTCGATTTAGCCATAACATCTTTAACAGCGTCAGCTTTTCCTTGCTCATAAAAATGTTGAGCTATAGTATCAGCGTTTCGCGCAGCGTATAAAGCTTTGTGGTAACCTTGCATATCTTCAATATCACCTTGTTTATTTAGAAACGTTCCAATAAAGTTTGTAATATCTGATTGTGCTTCAGCTACACTACTAGGGTTTTTAACACCGTATCTAAATTTTTTATCACTTACATTAAAATCAAAACCTTTGAAATTATCATTAAGCAAATTATTAGTACGATCAACAAAACCTTTATGCTTACTTTGAACTGCTTGTTGTTCTTCATTGTATCGGTTGAAAAAGTCTAATGCTTTTTGTTGCTCTTGGGTTACGCCCGGTCTCAACTTGATCTCGTCGTAATATTTACCTTTTAAGCCTTCAAGAAAGTCTTTAGCTTTTGCAGCCTCCTCTTTGAACGCAATTTTCTTTTTGCGTATTTCTTTTGGTTCATCTATATCATCGTCGTAATCAAAGTCTTCTAATAAAAGACTTACATCTTCAGAATCTAAATGTGGTTTAGTTTGTTTATAATATTCACTAATTAAAGTTTTATTATCAACGTTGGTATAATCTGCATTAAGCCTAACATAGTCTTCTACAGTTCCACCAGTTTCTTCCATAAAAGTAACTAGCTTGTCAATATTTTCTGGTAGTTGTTTTTGCTCTACAACTGGTTGTTGTATTTGTTCTTTAACAACTTCTTGCTCTTCTTCAGTATCTTCAACTACAGTTAAAGGAGATTCTACTCCTTCGTCGGAGGTCCGTACTTCTTCAACCACTTCCTTGCTGTCGCTACTGTCTTTGGACTCTTCGATAATAGCATTGCTATCATCTGTCTCTTGTGTTTGAACGGCATCTTCGTTTTTTATTTCTACTTTAGTAACCTCAGGAATTACCTCTCCTTGAGATTCAATACCTTCTTTAGGTATTTCAATTTTAGTTACTTCGTTTTTTTTACCTAAGTTTTTAGGTTTAGTAGGAGTCTTCATTTTAAATTCTCCTTCTTGTTTTACTTCTGTTGACATAATATAATAGTATAAAATTAAAGGATTTTATTTTCAACGAGGTTCAAACTGTTCAAGTCCAAATCCTCCTAGTGAGTCAAATCCAGATGACTCAAAGTTTTTAGGTAGTTCATCGTTTTGACGTTGCGAAATCATTTCTGATTGTTGCGTGCCTATAATTCTAGCACGCTCGTCTTTACGGTCTTCTATTTTATTTTCTTTTTCTTTTTGAGCATCAACATCTAATTTGGCTAATTGCATATCATACTGAAACTTTTCAGCCATTAGCTGTTTCTTTATTTCAGCTTCTGTTTGCATTTGCTGAATTTTAAACTGAGACTTACCTTGCTCTATTTTTAATTCTGTTTCAGCTAATGCTTGTTGTTTTTGCATTTCTGCTAAAGCTGCTTGTTCAGCTGTTTGAGCGTTTGCTTGAGCTTGCGCTTGTATGTTTGCTTGAGCAACCTGCTGATCACGCTCCTGCTTTTGCTTGCGTTTTATTTTAAGCATCTGATTTGCAAGTTTAATATTAGATATTTCTCTAATATCTATAACATCTTCAAGATCAATACCTCCGTTTTGTAAAGCTATTTGTAGATTACGCTCTAAATTTTGTTTATCTTCTTCTTCAGGTTCTAGTTCTAAAAATATACCAAAATCATGAAGGTTTAAAGTTTCTATTTGCTCTAAAGTATTTACGTTAAAAGTACTTATACTATTCATAAGTGAATTTTTAAGTAAAGGAAAACTTAGCATGTCAGCCGCTTTTAAACTTATATTTTCAGCATTACGAACTGTTAAATACATTAAAGACTGTAACACATGTTTTGTAGCCGTGTTAGAAGCAGCTGCTGCTAGCTTTTGTAAACCAACCAAAGAATCTTTGTCTGGTTGACTACCATCTCTAGCTTCATTAAGCCCGGTTACATCTCTTATCATTTGCAAATAGTATTGATAAGTTTGAACTAAAGCTTGGATTTTAGCCATGCCAGATGAGGTCTGAAGTTCTTGTATTGGTACTTTACCTCTATTGGGATCACCATCTTGTGTTAAGCTTCTACCTACAATACTACCAGTTTGGAAGTACATGTTCAAAGCTTCTTGAGGGTTATAATTTGTGCCATTACCAAGGTCTACTTCTGCTAAACCATCTACGTCTACAAAGACACCATCAGGCACCATACGTGCTAGTACTTGTTGTATTTTTAAATGTGTAAGCTGTATCATATCAGCAAAACCAATACACTTACTTACAAGCGACTCTATACGACCTTTATACATTCTGGGTGCAGATATACTATAATTCATTTGCACTTTGGTCTGATCGCTGTATGGTCGCGTCATGTTTTCAGCAAGCTCCCATTTAAGCATTTTTTCATGCCCAAGTATTTTTGCGCCGCTATATAAAACCTCTATTGCTCGATGTACTTTGTTATAGTTTTCAGCATTTTCAGGCGGATTAAAAGAATCGTCTTTTTCCAAAGCTTTTTCAAGTCCTTGTTCTGTTTCTTTTATTTTAAACACTTGGTTGTTATAAGTTTTATATTCAAAAAATAAAACCTGAACTTGACTGTATTGATCATCTTGGCCATAATAATTACGGGTATAGTTAGCGTCACCTGGGTATTTTTGTATTTCTTCTAAATCAGAATCAGTTAAATAAGGAAAAAGCTTTTTAACCTCCTGTAAACTCATTGATTTCATTTCACCTACATAGTAAATATCCTCAAAGTTAGGATCTTCTGTATATGAATAAACTAAATTAGCAGGATCTACATAATCAACAGTAATACCATTAGCTAAATTAAAGTTAGTTTTTGTAGCACCAATACCTAAAACAACTAGATCATACGCTATACGTTTTTTAACTTCTTCGTATTTATTATAATTAAAAACATTTTCAATTAGTTCTTCTTCGGCTATTTCTATAGCTTGCTTATATGATAATTGCATATGAAGCTCTAATTCTTCTTTTGATTTAGGCAACTGATCAAGTGGTATGTTTGTTCTTCTTAAATCTACACCGGCATTTTGTTTTGCTTTTTGAATAATTTCAGCAGCAAAAGCATCTTCTGCAATAGCAGTCGCGTGATCTGTTCTTTGTTTTACAGCAAAAGGATCTGTAGCAAAAGACTTTATTTCGTAACCTTTATCAGTCATACCATTTACTACAATATCTACAAACTTAGATAATACAGCTACTGGTTTCCAGTCTAGATTTAAGTAAGATAAATCACCATTAATAGACAGTTCATCTTTGTATTTAGCGACTGACTGTTCGCCTCTAGCGTATAGTCTAAGTCTATGAAAGTCTTGCCAACTATTACCAAAACGACCACCAGCTCCTAAACCCTTGTCACCTCTAAACCATTCGTTTTCAATAGCTCTACCTACGGCTAGGCCGTAATCATAAGTATTTTTCTCTACGTCTGGTACTACCTGACTTGGAAAAGAACTATTAACATTAGTATAAACCATTTATTTTATTATTTTTGAAGAATAACCTGTGTTATCG